CGTAAAGGATCGTGGCTAAACCGTATTGGGTTGGTGTCGGTGGCGCGTCAAAACGGCAAAACCATTTTATTGCGTGCCATTTTGGGTTGGTACATAACGGTGTATGCACCTAAACAAAATCGGCCGCTACTTGTTATTACGACGGCCCATAAATTGGATCTAGCGGTGTCGCTATTCCAAGACGTTGCGCCGTTACTTAAAGAAAAGTTCGGTGCGCAAGTTAAATACGCGTATGGCCGTAACCAATTGGTGTTAGGTAATTGCACTTGGGTAGTTCGAGCGGCTACCCCGGCCGCCGGCCACGGCCTAAGCGCCGATCTGTTGCTAGTAGATGAGGTTTGGGGCGTGTCGCAAGAAGCGTTAGATATTGGTTTGTTACCGACGCAACGCGCTAAACAAAACCCGCTATGCGTCATGTTTAGTACGGCCGGCACCGAGGACAGCCACGCTATGTTGCGTTGGCGCGAACAAGGGCTACGGGCCATAGACACGGGCACCGACGCAGGTTTGTATTTAGCCGAATACAGCCCGCCACCCGAACTAGACCCAATGACAATCGAGGCATGGCGTTACGCCAACCCCGCATTAGGGCACACCATTACCGAAGCAACGTTGCACGTTGAGGCCGCCGCACCCAACCGAGCGGCGTTCTTACGATCCTCGGTAAACCTATGGGTGCAATCCGATACCGGGTGGATCCAACCGGGTGTATGGGCCAACAATGCGGTAGCCGACAAGCCCGCCCCGGGCGGTGTGCTAGCCGTAGAAGTGTCACTAGATGACGGCCGATATTGCGCGGTACGGGTAAACAAATCCGATAACGGGGCCGTAATCGCCACCGTGGAATTCGTGGTGGACACCATGGCCGAAGCATGGCGGCGTATTGAGGCCGCCGCCACCGACACCAAATTGGTTATCGCAGTAACCCCAACCCTAGATTTGCATTGCCCGCTAGCCCTACAACGCCGCCGCATAATTTGGGGCTACCAAGAAGTAACCCGCTACACGGCCGCGGTACGCCAAATGATTATCGAGGGCAAGTTACAACACACCGGCGAAACCATGTTGGCCGAACACGTCGGCCGGGCAGTAGCCGGGCGAACACACGGCACCATTTCGTTATCGTCGCAACGATCACCCGGCCCAATCGAATTAGCCCGGTGCCTAGTCGCGGCGTGCGGGCTAATAATCCACGGAAAACAAACTATTGGCCGACCCGCATTTGTGACGGTGCCGGCCTACGTGGCTAGTTAGTCTTAGCCCATGGCATTGTTTAGCAAAAAAGAAAACGCACTACCAAAAGCCGCAATAGGTGCAGCACGTTACAGCGGTAGCAACGGCAGCAATATTGGCGCGGGCATGGTGGACAAATTCGTGTTTTACACCGCTAGCCCAAGCGTCGAAGCCGCGTTATCCATACCGACAGTAAGCCGGGCACGCGATCTAATCGCAAGCATGATTGGGTGTTTAACGTTTAAGCAATACTCAACGCAATGGAACGGCGAATACATGGAACGGATTTATTTGCCGCCCGATACATGGTTTAACCACCCCGACCCGAACGTAACTCGTAATTTCATCATGGCTAACACCGCTTCGGATCTTATGATGTTTGGCAGGGCGTTTTGGGTAATCACCGAGCGTAATTCCGTTGGATTTCCTATTGCGTTTACATGGATACCCGCACAAAACGTTTACACACTCGATCAAACCGGGCCGCAATGGTTCGGGCCGTCCGACCAAATCACATTTCAGGGCGCACCACTAGCAACAAAAGACGTAGTGCAATTCCTTAGCCCAAACGGCGGGCTAATTTACCAAGGCCAAATGGCAATCACCACCGCGTTACGTTTACAACGCGCCGCCGAACGGTTCGCAACTAACGAAATTCCAAGCGGATACTTAAAACAAACCGGTGGCGAACCCATGACAAGCCAAGATTTAGCAGACATGGCCGCCGCGTTCGCAGCCGCCCGCCAACAATCCACCGTCGCAGCCTTAAACGAATACGTGGACTACAAAGAAACAAGCCACAAACCCGACGATTTGCAATTGGTGCAATCACGCGAATTCATGGCCCTAGAAATGGCACGTCTAGCAAATATTCCCGCGTACCTAGTTGGCGTATCAGTACCCGGCTACACATACCAAAACGCCGAACAAGCGCGCGAAGATTTGTATTTGTTTGGTGCCAAACCGTTAATCGAGTGCATAGAACAAACGTTAAGTATGAACAGCATTATTCCGCGCGGCCGATACGTCGAACTAGACGTGCGCGGATACCTAAAAGAAAACGGCATGGCCGAAACCGACACCGACAGCGACGCAGGAACGGCCGGGGGTGACGCAACCAACGTCGCGGAAGCGTTGCCCCCGGTTGCTAACCGCCGCGTGGTACAGTAAAAACATGATCAGGTTCACCGCTAGCCCCGTAACAATAAGTGCAGCAGACGGTGAGGGCCGCCGCGAAATAATGGGCGTAGCCGCACCGTACAACGTCGAAGCCACCGTGTCAGACGGAACCACCGTAAAGTTTTTGCCCGGATCACTACCGCTAGACGGGGCCGCACCCAAACTTGTAATGAACCACGATTTAACCGCCGCAATTGGCGTAGTCACCGAACGCGCCGAGGACGAAAACGGCGTGTATTTCGTGGCGCGTATCAGTAAAACAGCCGCCGGCAATGACGCATTAGAACTAGCAAAAGACGGTGTGCTAGACGCGGTAAGCGTCGGTGCCGAACCAATCGAAGCAGAATTTGACGATAACGGCGTGTTGGTTGTTGCATTAGCCAAGTGGTTAGAACTATCGTTAGTACCGTTAGGCGCATTTCCCGAAGCAAAAATCACCCAAGTAGCCGCAAGTAAAAAGGAACAAAACACCATGAGCGAAATCACCACACCCGAAGTAGCCGCCGAAATACCGGCAGCCGCGCCAACCGCACCCGTATGGGCCGCCGCAAAAACTGAACGCCAATTTGCGTTGCCAACACCCGGCGAATACATGGCCGCCATGCACATGGGCGGCGAAGCGTTCAGGAACGTAAACGCCGCATACAAACAGCACCAAGCAAAAACACAAACCGCAATCCAAGCCGCATTGGCCCAAGACCTAACTACCGACACGCCCGGCCTATTGCCAACACCCGTGCTTGGCCCGGTGTTTGAGGATCTCAACTTCGTGCGCCCGGTGGTAACCGCGTTGGGTACCCGTGCAATGCCAAACGGCAACGGCAAGGCATTTATTCGCCCAACCATTACGCAGCACACCACCGCCGGCACACAAACCGAGGGTTCGGCCGTATCGTCGCAAAAAATGACAATTGCTAGCAACACCGTTACACGCTCGACGGTGGCCGGTGGCGTGTTTATCTCGCAACAGGATTTGGATTTCACGGATCCCGCAGCGTTGGAAAGTATTTTGCGCGACCTATCCGGGCAATACATGATTAAGACAGACGACATTGCCGCCGACGCATTAGTAGCCGCCGCTAGCGCGTCGGGTTCCACGTGGACAGTAACCGCCAACGATCCAACAAGCCTTATTAGCGGTTTGTATGAAGCCGCAAAAGATATCCAAGCGGCTACCAATTTTACGCCAACACACTTATTTGCTAGCCCCGACGTTTGGCAAAAATTGGGCGCACAATTGGACGGCGATAAACGGCCCGTGTTTGGTTACACGTCTGGCGCGTCACTTATTGGCACAAACACAATTGGATCCGCCCGCGAATTGTCATACCTTGGCACCAACGTGATGGGTTTGCAATTGGTTGTGGATAACAATTTTGCCGCCGGAACATTGTTAGTAGTTCGCGCCGAAGGGTTCGAGTGCTACGAAAACGTGCGCGGAATTATGTCGGTTGAGGATCCAGAATTGTTGGGCCGCAACTTCACGTACTACGGCTATTTCGCTACGTTCGCAACAGACGCGGACATGATTAAATACATTGTCGTTGCCTAACGGTTTTAAGGGGTAGCCGGTGGCTACGTACACAATCGTAAGTAAACAGATAAACGCCAACTATGGCGTAGTGCAGACCCTTACCGCCAACGAAATAGTAACCGGGCAATCGTTTACCATTAGCGGCCTAAGCGGTTTTAACGGCACCTACACCGCGGTGGCGTGCCCGCAATATCTGTTTATAGGCACCGACACGGCCGGCGATTTACTATTTGATAGCGCCGTGTTACTGCCCAACCAAGTGCTATTTGCATTAACGGCAGATGACATAGACCGCACCGCCGCAGCCGGAACGATTACGTACACGATTACCCCGACATGGATTAGTAAAGCCGACGTAGAAGATTGGTTGGGTTTTA